CTTTTCATCTTCAGATTTTGAGGTTTTTATTTCTTCGAAATTAGATTTGAGTTTTTCTAAGATTTCTCTGCCAAGATCGGTATCTATTTTTGCTACGGCTTCAAAAAGCAGATTTATCATCTCATAGATTGCAAATTTTGAGCCTACTGTGGCATTTACTACTTCACCAGTATTAGATACTCCAATAGCTATATATCCAATAAGTTTATCTTTCGAAACACATTCTTTAATTGTTTCAACCGCAGAGCCAAGATTCTCTAATTCTTTGTGTTTAATTGTTCTAGCACCTGTAGACTTGATTAATTTTTCTATTAACTCATTTAATCCATCGTTCATTTCGTTGTTTTTCATAGTTTCTCCTTAAAAATTAAATTATTACTCTAGCCCTTTGCCTTGATCTAGACGGTTTCCATATCCGTTATTGATCAAATACTCACGAAGTTCCGCCGCCATTGTCAGAATCCAGTTCAAGCCATCTTCAAGTGTTTTACGATTCAAATAAACGATCCCAACCGTGATATGGTTCTTGTCGGTATGGTGGATGTGTTGGTTCTTGCAATAAAACTCAAAACGCTTAAGTTCCGGATAAAGTACTTGATAGACTTCCGACTGCTTTGAATTGGTATAATCTGAAGCTGTAGCTTTGCCAGTCTTCCAATCAATTCCAGTTGTGCCGTCTTTAACATCCAGCACACCAGAAATTACACACCAATCTGTTAATTTGCGGACTCGTTTGGTTGCTAGTTCAACTTCTGGTGCTTCTAATTTGCGACCACCAAAGATTTTTGGGATTGCTTTATGTTTTTTGACATATCGTTCCCAAATACCATGCATCTTTTTTCCAAACTCCATTGCATTATTTGGTTCAATTTCAACGCCAGTGTATGGAGCAATAGCGCGATCAATATCGCCACTCTCCCAAGCACTCAAAATTGAATAACTGACACGAATTGCACCAAAACCATCGTTATTCATTAGAAGCCTCGCTGACTGTTATTCTGATCGTCTTTTTACGTTCTACTTCTGCAATACCGGCAGGTAATCGATAATATTTCGTTCGATGTTCATCAACCGCTTTTGAATTGATTGACCACGTGGTCTTTTTCGTCCAAAACTTAGAACTATGAAACTTGGCTTCGCCATTGTCTTTATATTTTGCTCCAGCAGCAGAATAGTTAATTTTAATCTTCTCGCCCTTAATAGCTGAAATATTTGGATTAAACTCTAATGCTTGGCGTTCAATCTCTGATTTAAGTAATTCAACTGCTTTATCGACCTCAGCTTGAATTTCAAGAAGGCGAATAATTGCTTTTTCAGCATTAGGATTAACAATAAAATCTTTACCTTCATTTTGTGTCTGAAAAATTTCAGTTGGGTTAATTTTTACTATTAACTCGTTGTTCATTTTGTCCTCTTCTCATATTTCTTTATCAAGATTGAAACTTGTTGCCCAAGTCTCGCTAAGTCATTAAAAGTATCATCAAATATTTGTTGGTCTGGCTTACCTTTGTCGAAAATTACATACTCGCTCATTTCTTCACGCATATATTCATAAGAATGATAAATAGTACCGCGCAAATTTTTGAGCATAGCTATATCTCTTTCGTTCACTTTTTATTCTCCTGCTCTAGTTGATCGGCTAGATTGCTTACTTCTTCGACGATCTCTGCTTCTTGAGTTTCTGTGAGTTCTGGCTTGCGTTGAGGATTGTCTTCATATTCGCCATCAACAGCCTGATCTTCTTGAATTGCTTTTTGAAGCTGAGTATTTAGAGGACCGAACTTACTAATCAAAAGCTTCAATACAGTTTTCTTTGCCATCGAGTCAAAATCATCGCTCCAAAGCCCCGAGCCGTATTTGGCAAAATTTTTAGAATACTTCTTGGCATGTGTATTCAGTTCTTCGACCGTCATATAGAGCGACTTCTCGAAGCCATTTAATAGTCTGAAATAAGCCACGAAACCAATTGTGGGAGCTTTTTCCCGTTTAGATGAGTCTTCTATCCATTTGAACTCCATCTCGCCGCTTAGACGGTTAAAATTGATAATTTCGCCCTCTTTTATTTCAGTGGCATTGATAGTTTTGTAAAAACCGGAACGTTGAGCCAGTTGAATAAAGCCCTTGTAGCCCATTTGAAATTGGCAGACCGTTTCTTCGTCTTTTTTATTCCTATTTAATGTGTATGGGATTAAGTAAGCAAAACCTAAGTTCTGGTTAATAGGTAGATCCATTGATGCAGCAATTAGTGCCGCCGAAACTACACTTTCAGGCTTACAAGTATTGAGTAGTTTATTGGCGTTCGCTGCTGCAACTAAACTCGTTATAAATTGTGATGCTCGTTTACCTAGTAGATCGTTAAGACGAGCGCTAACAGCATCTTCTCGGATATATTGAGCTATTGATAATCGTGTCTCTGTCATTTTTTATTGTAATGGCTCCTGCCATTCTCCTTCTTCGTCATCTACTACTTCACTACTATGTCCATCTGGATATTCAATCAATTTGCCACGCTTAAATGTTCGCCAAGCACCACAGTTGTTGCAAACTTCAACATCCTGATAATCATCAACGTAATCACCCTTAATTGGATCTGCATGACCAAAATCATATTTGTCTGTGTGGGTTTCTTCATGTAGACAAGTCGTAGTATCATCGATTACTTTTACTTCAATTTTCATTTTTTCATCTCTCAAGATTTTTAATTACACTAATAACTCCAAGCACTAGTAGGTATAAACTCGTCCAATTGATAATTGGATACCTTCCACCGCCTACGAATAGTAATAAGATTCCTAATCCGATGGTAATAATGCTCTCGATAGTAGACATACCTTCAATTTGGTTGTTATTCATTTTTTCTTTTTTGTAGTTTTTGTTTTGGCGTCGAACCATATTTTTTCTCCTTTTTGATTTAATTTCACCTCTAACTGCTTTTGTTTTTTCTGCCATTCAGTTACTTGTTTGAACTGGCGAGTGTCCGCTGTTAGCTTTTTGGTGTCAACGTGAAGCTACAAACTTAAAAATTGATGAATGGAGTTTAATAGCCTCACGAAACAACAAAAACGGTCTTCGTGAGACCGTGATAAGAAAAAACACACCAACAGGGGCGTGCTATTTTACAACCATGTAAGTTTTTTAAGTGATATGATTATAACACTTAAAAATTTTCCATGATAGTAAATTACCACGGTTTCTATTCTTCAAAGTGTTAAAGAGTATATAGCTTGTCTTGATGACTTCGCTAAGATATTTTTAGTGTAGCGAAGATTTGTCATTTTGTCAATAACGATATTGTAGCCATGCAGATAGTTTTCCACAACCATCACTAATCTGCATGACCAATATTACCTCTATTAAGCTGTTGTAAATTTATATTTATCGAAGAAATATTCCAAGTGTCCTTCTAAACCATGAACATATCGTTCTGTAGTTTCAATCCTTGCATGTCCTAGCATTTCTTTGGTCTCCATCAGCGAAGCACCATGTTTTTGAATATCGGTTGCGAAAGAATGGCGTAACGCATGCGGATAGAAGTTTTTGAATCCAGCTTGATAAAATGGCTTCCTCATCAAATATCGTATATCTTCAACCGACATCGGTTCATTTTTTCCTGGCGTTCTCACCCAAATAAAATCGTTTATTCGGTTTCTTTGAATCCAATCATCTAAACGAGTCTTAGCCTCTCTACTCATATACGATTCACGAGCTTTTGAACCTTTACCGATAAACGTTACCATTCGCCCGTTAAGATTCATAAGACGTAAGTTGCGTAATTCGGAAATCCGAAGTCCACAATCAAAGCAAAGCTTAATTAAAAGCCATTCTAAATGATCAGCATATCTCAATACTTGCTCAATCTGCTCTCTAGTGTAGTAAACACGACGAGGTGGTTGTTCTTTACATTTAATGATCAATCGTAATTTTAGTTTCGGAAATGATATTCCCATGTCTTGAAAATATCGAAGCATAGCGACTAAATGCACTAATCTACTATTGATTGTCCTGCCGGAACATCCACGAGCGGTTTGTTCAGCAACCCAGTCGTTGATATGTTTATTTGATAGTTCACTAAGGCTACCAATCTTAATAGCCTTGAGAAACTCCTTACAAATCCATCTTTTGCTGTGAAGAGTTTGTTCACTCATGCGACGAACATTCTCACAGTAGTTCAGATATTCGTCAATTTGCTTATCTATTTGTCTAATATTTTTCATATTTTCCTTTATTGAAAGAAAAGCCCCAAGCTCGGCTAATCACCAAGCAAGAGCTTGGGAAGCTTTTCGCATTTAAATTAATAAATTACATTTTTTAGTTGAGCCTATTACTATATGGTATATATGGTTATATGGGTGTGCGGATTTCGCACACTTAACAGGGGTCGGGAAGTGTGCGGATTTCGCACACTTCATGGTACTTTTCCACAGACTTATCCACAAAAAATGGGGTATTTTCCACAAGTTTTCCACAGATTTTGCATAGTTTTCCACAGGTAAAATTTGACAAATAAAGAGAGGTATGCTTCTTCAGATACCTCCATAGTTTTTGTAATTTAACCTATATTATTCTAAGTATTTTTATCCCTGAAAAGACCCTCTGACCTCGTTTAACGTCATCAATGGCTATTAAACCTAAGTCTGCAAGTTTATGATTTAATCTGTAAAATTGGAACCGATCAAGTCCAAAATCTTGTAGTATGACACGATTAGAGATCCTTGCATATCCATATTTATCTGGCTTAAATCGTGATATATAATCTTTCAGCGAGTAATACCAACTCCACGCTACTAAATCACCATTAAAAACGGTGGAGAGCGTCCTCTTATCCATCCTGACGTAGTAGTTATTAGTCGACATTTTACCTCGCTTATGATTGTGAGGCTATTCCATGAGAAAGCCCCCTCGTCATTAAAACGAGGAGGCTCAAACTCCATTACATCAATTTCCTTGAGTGTAATAAAAATTATACAATATGTCAATCCTTTATTTTAGCCCAACGAGCCCGTACAGCTCTTCTGGCTGCTTCAGAACGTTGCTTAGCGCTAAGGCTCTTATTTGGCAGATTTTTGGCTAATTTAGACGTATATTCATCCCATTTATCAGCTTTATCTTTTAGTTCATTGTATTCGGTTTTTGGGATGGTAATAAATTCAATGTCGTTATTCATGCTTTCTCCTAATAGTGGTAAAGACTTGACTATTCAGTTATGTCTTGCTAGAATGGAATTGTTATGTTAGATTACTTTCGTCTTCGACCGGCGAGAGTAATTTTTATTTCAAGTCTTAATCGAGAGATTTTGAATGAAATACTCATAGCTTCCTCCTTTCTACCATTTTTTAATGTGCCAATGTCTTTACCACTGTCTTAATTATACACCGCATGGCGTATAAAGTCAAGGGGTTTTATCAATTTTTCTCAACAAAAAACACCTTATAAATACTTAAAAATTCCACATTTTATTATGCTTTCGTGTATTCTACAATTGCGTGCCACTTTTTAGTTTTACTAATAGCCGAACCGACTTGAAACGCAATATCACCAAGTTTCGGACGAATAGAGAAGCCACTATGCCATGCTCCATCAACGCTATTGGTACTATTTCCATAAAGCCATGGAATTGGACGCCATTCATCATAATCAGACAAAGCTTCACAGTGAGCAAAAACAACTGTATTGACGACATTTGCCTCAGCGAATTTTGTAGAAGCAGGAATATATCCAGTACCCTTAATTACTTTACGATATATAGTTTTACCATCTTCCCATTTGCCTATAATTTGTTCATCAGTGGTATATTTGTTATTTAATTTAGACAATGGAATCATACCATTGCCACCCTGTTAAAACACATAATCATGAATATGATAAACAAACTTATTCTTGATCGAGTTGCGATTTGGAAACCAAAACTAAATGATGAGTTTTCCGTTCGTCAATCACCGGCTGGACGAACTTATTTTGAGCATAATATTGCAAAAACTACTCAAACTCCGACATATCGTTACGCTAAAAATTACACCATTGGAGACAAAAATGCCACTAAGTTTTGTTTAATGATTTTGACAACTTCAGAAGCTGAAAAGACCATTGAAAGCTTCTTAGATAATGTCGCTAAACAGATTGATATTGCTTCGGCTCAGCGAGTTGTGATGACCGCGACCGATACTAGTTTTGAGTACACAGATTTTTATTTAATCAGGAGACAAAATAATGGCAGTAACTTTACCATATCCTAATATGGATTTTACACCACTCGATGTTTTAACCGCTGCAGAGATGGATCAGATGGTCGCTAACGACAAGTACTTAGCTGATTTTTGTGCTGGTTTAGCAGACGGAACCAATATTGGCAATGGTATGATTCAAGCATTTAATTTTTCATCTGAAGAAACAATTGCTGGGAAATGGGTGGACGGTAAAACTATTTACAAAAAGACCATCAGCTACGGCAACCTACCGAATAACAGCACTAAAAGAGTTGCCCATGGCATCTCTAAACTAGATAGAATTATTAAAGTTGAGCAATCTGTAACGAATGCGCCTTGGGATGAAAAAGGTGCAGTAGTCCTAAGCTCTACCAGTGCAGCACCGTTCAACTTCTACTTATCAAACACAGAGGTGGTAGTAATTACTAAAGACGACAGGTCTCAGGCTACGGCATATTTTACTCTGTATTACACAAAAACTAGTTGATGGATTTAGTCGCCAATCGCTAGCCAATCATATTTTGCGTTGACACTATTATGGTAGTTTGTTCTTAAAGTAATAACTGCTTGAGCGTTGCTGATAGAACGTATCGTCGCAACATAAATTTCTCCATACAAACTAGCGCCGTTTTGCGCTACTGAGCGTGGAATAACCATAACTGCTGGAGCATTATTAAAGGGATGCGGGAAGGTTATTGTCGTTGTCGTTGGTGTTCCGGATGGGTAAAATGTTCCGTTATTAGTTCCATATTGGATATTTTTATCAATCAATGACGACCAATTAAGTTTTCGTGCTTGAATCATACCATTGCCACCCTATAATCGCTTACGCTATATTCATATGAACAACGATTCAGCCCTATATCAGAAACTAGGCAAGATGGAAGCAGATATTAAAAATATCGGGGATCTTGTAAATGAAGTAAATCGTAAAGTCGATACATATAATGTCATTTCTCAACGAGTTACAGTCCTAGAAGAACGAGCTGCAGACCGATCTAGTCGTCTTCATAAACTTGAAGAAAATCAAGCTAAAATCGTCTGGGCGATTATTACAGCAGTTCTCGGGGCAATCCTTAAATTCGTGATTATTGATGGAGCGCATCGATGAAAAAGACGAATTGGCTATCAGTTTTAACTTGGGGAGGGATAATGTTATTTAACATTTTATTCTGGCTATTTATAACCTTGAAGGGATATCTTATCCAAGCATTGATCTCATATCTCGTTATTGGGGCATTATTTATAATCTTAATGTTTAAGGAATTAAAATGAGCTGGAAGCAAACAATCTACCCAAATCTAGACGATAAAAAACTTGTAATTTACGCCCAAGGAAAAGTATTACTAGACTGGTTTTTGTGGTGTTTAGCGGTTACTCAAAAAGTGTTTGGCGTTGCTCCTTTTGCAGAGTCTGCTCAAATTGCATGGAATTGGAATAATACTAAGCATCAAGACCGTAATCTTCCAGATGGATGTTTTGTCCCTATTTGGTGGACTGGTGGTTATAAGAACTATGGACATGTGGCTGTTGCTAAGCGTACTGGGAACCGTATTCAGATTTGGTCAAGCCCATATACTCGTAAACCATTTTTCGATTACTTCGAAGGCGAATTAAACGTTACTATCGATACTATCTCTCGTATCTATGGTGTTAGTTATGCAGGCTGGACGGAAACCATGAACACTACAAGAATTATCGAGTGGGTCAATCCACCACAATTAAAATCTAATGAAGAAATCGCAGCAGAAATATGGCAAAAGAAATGGGGTGATGGCGAAGAAAGAAAGAGACGTTTAGCTGCAGCTGGTTATAGCTGGGACGCTATTCAATCTCTCGTAGATAAAGGAGTTGGCAAACCTGTTGAAAAACCTGCTGAGACATCGCAAGAACCACCAAAGCAACCGGAACAACCAGTTGAGCCATCTAAACCAGAACCAGTGCCAGAAGCACCTAAGGAAAATCCACAAGAAAAGGAGAGACAAATGGAAGAGAACAAAACGGAAAATATTAACAAGGATGAGCAGAAAGCCGAAGAAAAGGAAGAAACTATGAAGCCTACATTAACTGATGAACAAATCAACAAAATCAATGAAGAGTACATGAAGCTAGCCAACGCTTCAACTGAAGCTATCACAGAGGCTGGCTCGGGTTTTGAGTTTAGTAATAAAACTAAGATTATTGCATATTTAATTGGTGATTTTCTACTTCTTGGATCAGCTATCACGCCACAAGTTGTGCTTGCTATTATGAGCTTAAACGATAAGAATATGACAGCCTTCGGTACGGCTCTTGCTAGTATCTTGGCAACCTTGGGTTCACAGATTTTACTAATTTTTAAGCTTTTGAAGAAGAAAAAATAAAAATCTTAGTTTACCTCAAAAAAACTACCCCTCTATCATAAACGATAAAGGGGTTATTTTAGTTTAGACGATAGTTTTATCATCTAATAAGAAAAACTTCTCAAAACGTCTTAGAATAGCTAAAACGGTGATATGGATAAATTAAGCCATGCTTGTATGTTGATATTAGGGATTTGTGCATATGGATTTAAGTTTTCCGGTGTCATAAGTCTTTGGAACACTGCGAAAAGCCTATAACGGTTGATATCTAGCCTATGAACGCTTACAAAAATATCCGCTTCATGATTTGGCAAAATTATAGTGTAGTTTGTTGGTAGATAATTTTGCTCAAGATTTGTTTTCATTACAACATTTTCAAAAAATACACCGCTTGGAGAATCTTTGTCTACGTGCCACGAATCGCCAGTCTTATAACTTCCTGCTGGAATATTGAGTTCAAAATGTATCTTATTCTTCTGCTTTTGAGCCGTAAAATCACTATTTTGTAAAAAATTCGAGATCCTTGAAATCGTCATATTTCATCTCCATATATATGATAATAAAAAGTTTCTTGTGATGAACTATTTGATTTATTACAGATAATATACTGCTTGTCATTAACTAATGCACCCAAATAACCATCGTTATTAGTAGATCTTGTAGTAGCCTGTGGCATAACACAGTTATGATAACCTTGTGAGTAGTTGCCAACTTGACCGATCTTCCAAAGTCTAGCTTGAGGAATATATCCAAGATTATGGTTAATAATTGAATCAGTGTTAGCTTCGACTGTTATTTTTTTTTGCTCTAGGATTTTAGGATAATTAAAATCAGAATTAAGCCTGAAATTAGTAATATCATCTACATTATCTACTTCATCTTCATAATCTGGTGGAACAAATCCAGTCAGCCTAAAATAAAAAACAGTTTCAAATGAATTACTATGTGAACAATTTATATAAATATTATGGTCGTCCGCCCCGATATTAACTACAAATGGTGGTTGACTGCTACCATAAAAAATAGGAATTTGAGTCGATAAGTCAAAAGCTGGATTAAAACTAGCATTAGTAGACCATTGTCCAATAATGAGAGGGGCAAATGGAAGATTGTGTGGCACTATTTTTTTATTCTCATTCCAATACTGACCTACTGGCACGTTTATGGTAGTAGATAATTTGAGAGCGAGTATCGGTATAGGATAATCGCTACTCATTATAAAATTTCTAGGTTGAGTCATTATTGATTAAGCTCCGTAATCACATCGACGTTTGGTTTTGATATATATTGACCAAACCCAGTTGGTGATTTTTCAGAGCCAAGATAATAGCGCCTAACATTATTGCCATCCCTCACAATAATTTCCCCTGCTGTCTGATCTATGATCATTTTGCCGTCATTAGATGACGTAACTACATTACCTGAATATTTCACTGTTTTTTCAATTGTCATATTCTCTCCCTTCTATCCCAATACGTCTGTGCCATCCAATACTGATTGATCTAAGATGAATGGTGAAATAACTGTAGTTTTCTTGAGTGTTAGAGTGGTTTTTAATTGTGAATCACCGAGCGACATTTCAATACCTATAATTTGATAGTTTCCAACAAATTCTTTATAATCTACCGACACAATATCCTGAAGTTGAAGCGCCGGATTACCTTTAACTTCTAATTTCAAAATTGGTGAATAATTGGCATATTTTTTGAGGATGTCTGTGGCGTAGCCGTCAATATTCTTGTAATTACCGAAACAATCATTGTCGTTAATCTCTAGAGCCTGAACGCCATATTTCTCGACAGATTCACTATCATGCGCTTCATATTCTATTGGACTCCCTGAAACCTGTTTGGCTGGTTCACCAAAAATCTGCAAGAAATTCACAGAAACTGGAAAGCTATTTGTATTGATAAATGTAAGCTTCATCGAATCAGCAAATAATGTGCCAGTAGCCGAGACTTTCTCGGACACTGATTTACCAAATAAATCTACAGTTGTAAAATTTGAGTTATCGGAACTACCTTTTAATAATGGATTAGCAGAACATTGCCAGATTGGATCATCAAATGAAATCCATACATCTTTAGTACTGTTGGCTGGTAATCGGTAGGCATCTTCTTTGGATTCACCAGAATATCTGTTGGAATTGTCCATTGTGAAAATAGACTGAAATGCCTGAACGGCGCGGATTTCACTCTTTACTTTAACAGTATTCACAATACTGTCGGTGCGGCTTGGCGTGGCTTTGATAATAGTAGTGGCATTAAATGTCATTACTGGCTGTTTACCGATAATCGAAGTCCTTGGCTGAAAACGGATAATACCTTGTTCATCAAGCCACATCGCACCGTTTTCAGCTTGAACTAATTCTTTTAAGGCATTGCCGGCGTTTTTGCCAGAAGCAAAATAAACAAATGGGATAACATTGAGTCCTGCTGATAATTTATACATTGCGGGATCGAGTCCAAACTGGTTTAAGATAGTAGCGATGACTTGGTCGGTGCGAACATTTCGCATCATTACCATATTCTTGAGGCTCATCTCGCCAATTTCACTCAAGAAATCCATAGCAGTAAAACTTACAACTTCGTCTAGATTTCCATCATATGTTGGTAAGCCTTGAGTAAGTCCGACAAAAACTGGCGCTAAGCCACCGCCCTTAAAACCCATATATAGCCGGCATGGTCGTTTTGGTAAGATATATTTTCCAATTGGCGAGGCACTTCCGTCTTCACTGAAGCTGAAGCGTTTATCGTAATTATTCAACTCAAAATCAGCAATACAACTCTGAATATTGTACGGAAACTCCACAGAACGTGAAAAGTTCATAGATACGAGACGCTCTTTTAGAAACATATAGTCATACGCGTCCCATAACTGGATTGGGTTTTGATCACTCGATCCAAGAAGGTCAGCGCCATCCAGTGTTGATTGGTCAAGTGTAAACCATTTAATTCCAGAATTTCTCTTCTTAGTGAATGAAATTGCCACGTCCCAATCTAGTGGTCTAACTGAAGCTGCTGCTAGTTGATGGAATTTATCTGAGACGGTAATCATAACTGTGTCGATTCCCTGAATGATACTTTTACATTCTCCACCATTCCACAATTATTGACGATTGATTGGTCGCTTAACTCCATTCTTGCCACCATATTATCAACACCGAGTTCGGGAATAGAAATACGAGGATATTTATGTAGTTCATATTGACGATTGAAGAAGCCCTCTAGAACAGCATATTCTTCAGCTGATAAGAAATCCCATTCGTATTCAAATGTAAATTTCTTATAGACATAATCAGTATAAATATCACCACTTGCGACTAAAACTTCGCTTTTACCGATTTCTCGATTCTTATTAAACGGTGATGGCAACAGTGTATAGGTAATACTCGTATTATCATCTGTGATTGTAAGAACTAAGCTCATGCCGCCATCCTCGCTTTCTTTACTTCTTCATAAGCATCATGGAAAGTAATGGCGTATTGTCTCAGCTCGCTCTTGGTACCAACAACCCCGTTAAATGTGAAGTTAAATGTTTCACCACCACCATTTCCATTACCGGCACCTAATTTTTCTATCAAATTCGCCATCTTGGATTCAGGCACTACCCATTCATCTTCACCAGCTTCGCCTGCCATGATGATTTTACCGCCAGCCGTTGCTGGCACGATCCCACCAGATGCTAAACGTGGAATTTTAAGCCTATCTAGCTTACCGAGATTAACACCTGGAATGGCATTGATAATTCCAATAACGCCATTGATCATATCTACGAAGAAGTTGACCGTGTTTTCCACTACTCCAAGTATGTTATTGATTGCGGTCTTAAATGCATTAGAAAACGCTTGTCCAATTTTTTCACCACCGTGGCTAAACATTTCGCTCACTCGTTTCCAGACCTCTGCAAATAAGCCACCCAAAGTAGCAATCAACGCTCCAAAAATCATAGGGACAGCGCGTACAAGCGCCATAAATAAAATTATTGCTGCTGATAATAATTGTGCAATCGTATTTGGGTCGATTAAAAATGCAATGATATTTGTAATTATCTGTGGCAATGCATTAGTTAAGGCAGTAAGGATTTGTGGCAATGCTTCAATAATTGCCATAAATAGTTTTACTGCGCCGTTCAGTAGCATAGTAAGTGTCGCTGGTTCTGTGAGTTTTGTAACAATAGTAATAACTAAATTGGTGATAGCGTCTATCAAGCTAGGCAAAATAGTAACTATTGCATCTATTAACTTAGGCAAAACCTCTACTAAGGCATTAAATAATTGCTCAATAAGTCCTGGTAATATCTCTATAATCGACATTGCAATACTGATTATTGCTTCAAGCACTGGCGGCAATAGCTGACTAACTAGTTTCGGGATTTCTGCAATGATAAGCGGTGCGACATCCTGAATAAGTTGAACCATACCCCCCAAAGCAACTTCAATTGTTGGTAATAAGTTTTTACCTACTGCCTCGACTGATTCAACAACGTTATTCAGTAACTTGCCGAAGTCTTGGGTGTCATCCGCAAGCCCTGTAACAAGATTACTCCACGCACCTTTAAGCATTCCTAAGCTTCCGCTGATAGTTTCAGCAGCTTCTTTCTGTGTTGTACCAGCAATTCCGGTATTTTCTTGAACTAAATGGATCGCTTCAATAATATCTTGATAATTGCTAATATCGAATTTCTTACCCATTGCCTGTGGGAGCTTTTCGGCATCTTTAAGCAGGCGTTCCATCTCAGTTTTGGTGCCACCATAGCCAAGTTTAAGATTATCAAGCATAGTGTAGTTTTGCTTGGCAAAACCCTGATAAGCGGTTTGAATCAACCCCATATCAGTACCCATCTTATTGGCGTTATCAGACATATCTGTTACTGCCATGTCTGCATATCTAGCCGCTGCGGCAGTATCACCTTTTAAGCCTTGAAGCAGTGAAGCTGAGAAACCAGTTACGGTTTCCATGTATTGGTTAGCCGAAAGTCCAGCAGTTTTATAAGCATTGTCTGCATACTGGAATACTTGATTTTGAGAATCCTTAAATAAAGTTTCTACACCGCCAGTAAGTTGTTCATAGTCACTAAACGAAGAGATTGATGACTTAAAGATATTCGTGAGGCTAGAAAACGCTGACTGGAAACCAGACATGAGTTTTTGCCCCATAAATCCACCCATGCCAGCCAAAAAGCCATTACCAATATTTTTTAGACCGTTTTTGAACTTCTCTCCAAAACCATGGCTAGCTTTTTCACCTGAATCTTTACCACTTTTATCACCAGCAGAACCCAGTTCAGTCTTCATCGTTTTTTCAACATGAGAAATCTCGGACTTAAAATCCTTAGTATCAATTTTGACTCTATATTCAATTTCGCCAACTACGGTACTGCTGGTACTCATTATTTGTTTACTCCATCAATAAATGGTTTCATTCCATCACGAAGTGTTTCGTTAGGGTTCTTACTGAAAGCACTGCCAGTGCCGACACAAACGATTCTTGCATAGTTCACATAATCACTATGTTTAACCTTTTGCCCAGCATCCACTAAGGCTGATAACTCTTCCATTGATAATGGCATCTTCTGCTTTTTACCTGTATGTTCATCAAAAGTTTCGATATAGCCACGTTTTGCCGCAACGATTGCTTCCCAACCATAAAGCATGCCGAGTTCAGCAAGTAAATAAGCTACCCTAGATACTTTACCCTTGCGGAATGTGTTGTCTCCAGACATTCGCTTCTTAAAGGCTACTTCCACCGCTTCACGGTCTTCTGGAGTCATTAAATCAAGCAGATTTGCCATACCTACTCCTGATTATCAGGTTTTTCACCTACAATCTTTTGATAAATCTCGAGAACACCTTCAATTGGCACTTTTGCTAATACCTTGCGAGCTTCATCCGGCTTATCAAACACGCTAAAAAGAATATCGTTCAAGTTTCTAATAGCTTCTTTAACTCTCGTTGGATCATTAGTGCTTCGCGCTTCTTTTAATTCGTCGCATAAATCGACATAAGATAATGTTTGAGCTGAAGACATTGGTGTAACCTTGAATTCTACACCGTCAATCTCGGCAGTGATTTGTTTTGTATATACTGATGTTGAAATAGATACTGACATTGTAATTAAAATCCTTTTTATGTTTAATATTATGCGTTTATACAGGGTGGCAATAAAAACTTGTGCTTTTCTGAAAATATGTTATAATTGAGGTACTATGGATATGGGTACATTCATTGGAGCATGGACCGTTATTAAAAACAACGGAGAAAAGAAGAAAAATAATCCAAAAACTTATCCAATCGAGCATTCAATTATCTTGTGGCTTTTATTTGGTGGTATTTTTGCCTATATTCCTGTAATTTACTTTACCTTCTCCAAAAAACATAAATGGCATCTATAAAAATAAGCTCCTTATGAGAGCTTATTTTAGTTATTAAGACTTTATTAACGTTCAGTAACTGGAATAGTCTTCTGTGCAGTTACATCCCATTTAGATGGCTTAGCTAAATCTCCAGTACCAACACGGAAATAACCGTTATCGGTTGGTTGCATTTGTAGGGTTGCCTCAATAGATACTGCGTCTGTCGTAGATAGTGTCGGATTAAATGTCATATTTACAAGCCCTGCAAAAATGTGAATATCATTATCGTCAGTTTTTTCGCAGACTGGATGGATATTGATAGGTAATGCTTTACGCATGCTGCAGTTGTTACTACCAAATACGATTGCACCAGTTTTTTGAGCTTCTGCAGTAGGTTTTTGATATGCGTCTGCCCATAAGATTTTTAGGTAATCCAAGTTTGGTAAATAAACGGTAAAAGTTAATTCTGCGGTTTCAGCTTTACCGGATGGTTGCTTACGGGTACCAGCCTGAGTCTTCGCCTCTACTGTGCCTTCAGCGTAGTTTGGCGTAATATCGCCAAGACATTTTGCTGGAATAAGGGTATTTCCAATGCTCATTTCCCATTTACCAGCCATGAGTGTTTCGTCCATATATATTCTCCTTTATGGTTATTAGTAATAGATCGTGCCAGTAAACGACCAGACCATTCGTCCATTAGTATCTAATCCTACATTAGTAATAGATGATGGTGGCATAATAGTTACATTATGATACTCCCGGCTAAACACTGGCGGTACAGGTGGGAGCGTACAGATATCGTATGAGTTATTTAGGAACTTTCTTATTTTTTCGAGCTTTTGATAGCTTTCGATGTCGGTTTTACCTCTGGAATAGATAATGTAGTCTTGGCGATTACGCATACCTCTATCTTGAGACGCTCCGACGCTGGCAATATAAATGCCATTTTTGCCTAAGCCAATTTTTTCCCAGAATAAATCCTGATCAATTTTACCTAGACCGTTATCTTCGAGGAATTTAAGTAATGACAATACAATCATTTCAGAAACTCCTTGAAGCCAAGCTTAGTAACAACATTATCTCCAGCTTTCTTTAGATAATACTTAGTATGAGGATTTTTCTTATTCTCAAAGTGTCGACGTCTGGCATATGGCACTCTAGCGTCTCCAAACTTAATATGTACTTCGGAATCTGATATAACTTCGACTCGTCCATCGCTTTTTAGTTCACCGTTTAATTCTGGGGCTAATGCAATAGCATCCATCAGGATTCTATCGCCCATAGCATGCAAACCATTTCTCCAGTTCTCTCGCTCGGCTCGCTCGAAAAGCTTCGTGTTGGTTCTAATTATCACCGGCATATTCAGCCCTTTCAAGCGTTAAGGTTAAGTGTTCGATTTCATTAGTATCGAAATTACGCCCTTCAGTTACACCAGTAATCGAATAATCAGTATTGTTATAGCGAATACCGTTGCCGATAATTTGCTCACAAGTTAGACCGACAAAGTCCTCTGGATGTACATGGACGGTGTTGTTGGATTTCCGTATTTCTTGATTGCCTTGCGAAATCATGCCTTCTTTAATCTTAACGATACCTCGGAGAGTTTTTTGACCGGTGATTCGGTTGCCATATACTTCACCTCGGCTAATCGTTAGATATTCAAAGAGTACCTCAACAAACATATCAAACACGGTCATAACATCGTCTTTCCGTGCATAATACCGCTCGAACATTGGCTGTACTTTAGAAGCGCTGCACTTTCATTAGATAAAACCAAACTCATCGGACTTTTCTTGTCAGCTGTATAGTTGATAGAAAAATCTTCTACTCGTTTTGATTCCACTCCATTATTATATTCAAAATCCTGTGTCGCTTTAATACTGCCAAACATTTTAGCTAGAAGCATTTTAAGGTCGGCAGGAATTGGATTTGGAAGGTTAGATAAGCAAAGTAGATCCTTTAGTTTTAAGTCAGCGATTTCAAAGTAAATATTAAAGTTCTTAATTTCAACCCCAGAAAGAGGACGACCAAGCAGAGCAACTACTTCATCTTGTGATAGCACAGGTTGATAATTATTCATCTGATCGTCCTTTCTTCCTTAGTTTAGTTGATTAAGCGTGTGCAAATGCGCCGGCAACAGTCTTGTAGCCTTGTGCAGAACCACCGACATAACGCTCAGTAAGCATGACGTCTTGGTTTTTATTGGTATCAAAATCAGTACGTACAGTCGCGGTAGGTTCACCAATTAAGACATAGCTTTGGTTGGCGTATGCAATAGCCTTGACATCTTTACCGACAAGCTCGTCAATTTCAAAGATCTGCTTTACGTCAAGTAAATTAGCAAAGTTAGAACCTGCTGGGAACATCAAGTGTCCGTCAGAACCTTTAGCTAATTTAAGTTCAGTAGTAAATCCAGTTGGTACAACCAAGATTTTACCGGCGTTTTTCTCGTCCTTGACGGCGCCAACGGCACGGACTGCCAATTCATAGCTGCCCTCTCCAGTTTCACCTGTAACTTTGGTAGCAACATTTGAACCATAACCACTAGTTGCATTGATGTCGGCAAGCATTGGATAAAGACCACGAGTACCTTGTAAGGTAGCCTTATCACCAGTTCCTTGACCGATTAAAGCACCGACTGCAATAGCGTTAGCGACACGTGCAGCTAATTCTTCAACACGGAAGGCAAGCAATTCACCAGTTTCATCATCGTAGAGGTCTTGCAAGTCAATTGGAAGCTTTTTGTAGATACCAAGACCTTTAAGATCACGACGAACGTTGGTCAGAGACTGGTCAGCTTTTGCATCACCTTTTTTGTGTCCATTAGCGGTATCACTAGTACCAATTGCGTAAACGGCAGCACTTTTAACTCCTACTGTACGGAAAGTTGCCAAAATACCAGGATTATCGACCCAAGCCTTGAAGAAGATATTTTCAATCTGGGATGGCATGATAGCATCACCGGTTACACCTTTAGATTTAAGGTTTTCGTTCCATTCGCGCATGATTTGTTCATTAGAACCACGGTGGTTTTTAAGAACAATATTCTTAAAGTCTACAAGTGCAGCTTTTGTTTTGAGGTAGTTATTTGCAGAGGCTGGCTGGTTAGGCATGACACCTTTTTCCACAACTGCATCTTTTGCAATTTCTTTGTTGTTCATAGTTTCTTCCTTTTCTTCAGTATTATTAGTTTCGAGTACTTCTTGAGTTTCACTCTCTGACTCGTTAGTGGCTTCTTCCTCTGAATTATCAGGAGCCTTAGGAGCTTCTGTTTCTCCAGCAGGAGTTTCGCCAACTGTTTCGGGAGCTTCTGATGTTTCAGGAGCTTTAACTTCTGTGGCTTCAGGAATGACCGTGTGGTTTTCTCCATCACCATTAGCATCACCAAAATTGTCGTTTTGTTTTGTCTTCATTTCGTCTCCTAATAAAGATTTAATGGCAAGTAATCTTGCTTCCTTGTTGGATCCACGATAGACCAGTGAGACCTCAATCACTTCAGCCTTGCTGATTGTTTCAGAGTCAATATTGTAATCGTAATCAATCATTGTGATTGAGAACGCATTAGACAGATGACCTTCTTCAAGCAGTGTGAGCATTTCTTGGGCGATTTCTCGCTTGGAAATACCAGCTTCAAATGTTAGTTCATTATTCGAGAAGTAAGCAGCACGAATGGAGCCAATCACATCACGAACATCACCGCTGTGGTTCAACATTAAAGGAATATCAATGACTTCACTTACTCCTTCGCTTGGGATAGCCGAAACAGTAATATCTCCACCACCTTTTAATGGCAGGCGTAAGCTTGCTACATCTACATGCTCATAATGACGATCTTCGTTATTAGAACTTGCGACAAAGACAATTCTTCTTTCACCATCAACACTTTTAGTAGAGAGCTTGCCGGTAACTGAAACAATTTTCTGTTTAATTGTCATGTTTTCCTTAAAGTTAATTTAATATTTGCGATTCTGCATCCATATGGACATCTGCTTCATCAAAAGTGATTATGTAAAGATATAGGGTGGCAGTAAAACGTGATAAAATAAGCAGTAACATATGGAGGTATTATGTTGCTCGACAAACTTAAGAAAAAAGCACAGGATTTTTATAATAAAAAAATAAATTCAGATTCAGACGAAGCAGTTATTAAACAAAAAACTGAACCAACTAGTGAAACATACTTAGTAAAAGATAATGAACGTCTAAGTTCGATTGAAGACAGAACTAAAGAATTGACGACTGTTTATGGTGATTACAAAAACCGTAACACTAATACATGCCCACATTGTGGACACGTTTTTGAGGAGCCGCCTACCCGTGGCAAAAAATGCCCAGAGTGTTGCAATCAATTTTACGTAAGATCTAATAATAGATTGTTTGCTAGTGATTTAT